TTTAATTCTTCATACCATTTGAAAGCAGTTTTATTTATTCTTTCCAGTATATCTTCCCTTTTCTTGTAATATTCCTGCTTAGCTGATAATATTTCCAGCTGTTTCAAATTTTTTGAATATTCTTTTATTTCTTCATTGACTACTGCATTTTTTATTTTTTCATCAAGTATAGAGTCTTTTTTTGTTATATTTTTTATTTTTTCAGTATACAGCGAATATTTTTCTTCCTTTTCTGATAATTTTAAGGCCTTACTTCCAATTTCCATTACTTTTTCAAAAATTTCTTGAGTTAAATTACAAATTTTTAAATATCCATCTTCAGAAGTTTCACTAAAAATACCAATTGAAATTAAAACTGATAATTTTTTCTGTTCTAATGTGTTCTTAGCTCCAGTTACCCTAATTGTTATAGCTGGAATAATAGTTTTTTCAGAGTCAGGAGGGAGTGAGCCAATATAGATATCTATTTCCCTTTCTCCTCTTTCTTCTCCTTTATAAACAGGAAAAATTTTACCTTTTATTGTAGGTTCTATTATTTTTTTTATTTCTTCTTCAAGTTCTCTAACATTTATCATTTTGTATACCCCAGTAAAATTCTATTTATTTCTTTTTCTAAAATAGTTTCTATATATTTTTCTCCCTGCTCCATAGCATATTTAGAAACGCTTTCAGAAGCTATCATTTCAGAAATACTTATTGTATAAAGTTGAGCAATAGGAGTTTGTTTTTTTCCTATATTTTTTCCTTTTGATGTTCTTTTTCTCTCATTGCTCTTCCTTTGGAAAATTCCCATATGCCCATTCTGTAAGATAGTTATAAATGGTTTTCCAACATACTCTGGTTTTCCATTTAATACTTTACTTTTTTCAGTTTTCTTTATCTTTACTTTTGTATTTCTTTTACTACTTGAAGCTAAAAAGCGAATAATAGGTTCTCTTGGATATCTTGCACTTATAGTTCCAGTCAATGTAGCAAAAGTTGCTTTTCTTATTTTCAAATCTTTATCAACATCTTTTTTTATAATGTTATAATCTTTGCTAACTTTTTTCTTTATCTCAGATTTTACTTTGACCAATGTCTTATTAATAGTTCCAGTTATAGCTCTTTCTATCCCATTTTGAATATTTTTTAACATTGCCTCAGCTTTTTCTAAATTTTTGACTTCAAGAAATTCATTCATTAATAAGTACCTCTTTCATAGAGTTCAATAACCATGAGACCCTCTTCTACATAATTCCTATTTACAATAAGTTTTCTCCCATTCAAAGAAAATTCTTTTCCAGCACTATATTTTTCTAAATCTTTTTGATGTTTTGTATAAATTATAAAATCTAAATCTTTTATAACTCCTTCATATTCTTCTTTTGGTGTTTTATTATTTGGTTGTTCAATAACGCCAAAGTATTCAACTCCATCAACTTTAAATTTCTCTCCAAATTCTTCTAAATCTAAAAATATTTCTAAATCTTCCTTTAATTGTTCTTTAAAGCCCATTATTTCACTTTCTTATTTTTTTTATTATCTTTTTCTGTTTCTTCTACTTCGGAATTCCCGAAATCATCATTTTCTTTTTCTTCAATTTCTTCTAAACTTGGAGTATCATCTTCAATCTTTATTGCAGTTCCTGTTTTTAAAATATAGTTTAATTCTTCTCCTTTTTTAAAATTACCAAAATCACCTATTTTATATTCTCCATAATGTCTTTCAAACTTTACTTTCATACATCCTCCATTTTTATAAATTTGATAAGAGAGTAAAAACTCCCTTATCTTTATTCATCACATACCACATAAGAAAAATATGCATCTACATCGCAAGGTTGTAAAACAGGACGAGATTCTGTTGTTATCTTTGCTGCTTTAGGATTTGTTGTATCTAAGTTAGAATATCTTTCAGTCATGTGTACAAATCCATTTCCCATAAATACAATAGGAGCATAGATTATTTCCCCAGCAGCAGGACCTCCAATTACCATATTTGTTGGCATTAATTGAATTGATTTCCCATCAGTATCAGTTACTTTTCTACTATAAGAGAAAAGTTCAACTCCAAATTTTTTATAAGTTCCTATCCAAATTATTCCTGGATAAGTTCTAACTGCTTTTTTTACAAATTCACTTTGTAAATCTTGAGAAACAGCTTTTTTAAATGCTTCTGAATTTACTAGTAAATCTGCTGCTTTTAATCCTAAAACAATATTTTCTGTTTTATAGCCATTTTCTTCTGCTTTTTGAATTATGCTATCTAAGCTAGATAACTGATTAACCCCTGTATCAGTCCATTTTTCCCCTGAAGCTAATGTAACTTTATTACCTAATTCATAATTAACTTCATACTCAATTTCTTTATCTCCAGACTTAACGATACCTGTTGTTAAAAATTGAGATACCATTAATTCAATTCTATTTTTTATATAATTTTCTTGATCTCCTAATATTTCTCCTATTCTTTTTCCAGTTTCTATTGCTGGATTAAATTCTTCAATACTTGCTCCTGCTGGTCTTTCAAATAAATCTTTTTCAGTCAATGAATATTCTGGACCAATTGAAGGAGCATTAATTACATTAGATTTTTTAGTTCTTGAATAAACTGGTCTCCCTGCTTCCATTGGTGTTAAAAATGGAGCTACAGCTTCTCCTGCTTTTGTGTACTCTAATATGATTGTTGGAGTTAATGATTTAGAAGATTTTTCAAAGAAAAGACCTGTTAAAAAGTCTCTTTTCACATCTAAATTTTGTCTAACTTTTTTTATTGTTACTGGTGTATATAATCCTGGCATTTTATTCCTCCCTTATTTTATAAAAATTCCTATTTTTCTTAATGCAATAGTTAGTTCTTCTTCTTTTCCATTAAATTTTGGAAAACTTTTTACAAGCCCTCCTGTTAGTATAACTACTGTTTGACCAGCATTTTCTGTTGTTTCATAAGCAACCCCATAAACATCAGAATATGTTGTTCCATCATATTTTCCAAATTTCTTAGCTGAACTTAATGCAACAATATCACCAGCTTCAACTTTTGTTTGAAGAGTTAAAGCATTTGTTTCAACTGGAAAATCTCCTTGAAATATTCTTTGGTCTGTACTTGTATAAATTTTATTTTTTGACATATTCTTTCCTCCTATTTTTTATTGAAAGCTTGTATTGCAGCAGCACATATTTCATTAAAAATATCATCCTGTCCCTCTTCAGTTGAAGGTGCTATACCATCAATTCCAGCTTTTTTTTGTTCATTTTTTATTTTTTCAATTTCTTCCTGTGCCTTATTAGCATTTGACATATAAAAATCAACTACAATATCTTTTGAGTCTCTAGGTTCTTCATATTTTGCCTTATTTATCACTTCTCTTTGTTTATCATTTATAACTGGAATTTTGTCTAATGCTTCTATTCTTTTTCTTTCTTCAAGAACAGCATTTTCAATTTTTTCTTTTTCACTTTCTTTAACTTCATTAATAATCTGATTTTTAAAATCATTCATTAATTGTGGGTATTCATTCACTAATTCTTGTATACTTTTTGGCATATTTATTCCTCCTGCATTTTTCATATTTTCAATTTCTTTTAATTTTTCTTTCAATAAATCTTGATGAATATAATTTTCAATATGCAACTCATTGGAAATATTTTTTATATTTTCTAACGAGTTATCATTCTCTACTATTTCATCAACAAATCCAGCTTCTAAAGCTTCATTAGCACGAAACCACTTTTCATTATTCATTTTTTCAGCAATTTCTTCTCTATTTAATTTAGATTTTGTACAATAAATATCTAAAATAGATTCCTTAACTGTATCTAAAAGTTGAATTTGTTTTTGTAATTCTGCTGTATTCCCATAGGCATAAGTTAGAGGATTATGTATCATGAATAATGCTCCTATTCCCATAACTACCTTAGAGGCACATAAAACTAAAAAACTTGCAGCACTTGCAGCTAATCCATCTATATAACCAGTTATTTGAATATTATTTACTTTTGCAAAATCTTTTAAAAGATTATAAATAGTACTTGCTTCAAATACATCTCCTCCAGGAGAATTTATCCTCAAATTTATTTGAGAAACATTCTTATAATTTTCTAATTCTTTTGCAAAACTAGCTGAACTAACTTGTCCATATTCTTTGTCAGCCCATTTTGTTATAGTCCCATATATTCTAATTTCAACTGTATTTTCTGATAGATTTTTTATTTCAAAAAATTTATTTTCATTTATTCTAGGCATTATTTTTCACCCCCTTTACGAATATTTTTCAAATCTTTTTCAAGAAGAGCAATTTCTTTTTCTTCTTCTGCTCTTTCTCTAAAGATTTCTTCGTAGTCATAGCCTGATGTAGCAGCTATTATACTTCTGCTTGTAGTAAAGTTTTCAAGTTCTTTTCCATTTGCATTGGCATCTTTTAATGGATCAAGAGATGATTTTCCAGCTCCAACCCATATGCAACGAGTGAAAGCATAACGAACTGATTCATCTTCAAAAAAGTTTGGACAATCTATATCACCATTTTTTATAAGTTCAAGTATAAATTCTTCATAAGCTTCTTCAAGTGAAGCTTTTGCAGCACTATATGAATTTTTAAAGCTAGACATCAAAACTTCTTTACTAATCTCTAAGTTTGCTCCTATTTCTTCATATATTGCTTCAACAAATTCTTTAAAATTTTTATTGGGTCTACTTGTAGAAAATTCTTTTATTTTTTCTCCTGGTTTACCTACTACCAAAGTTCCATGATCTAAGGTTATTTGTTGTTCTTTTTGTTTTGGTTTTTCTGTTGTATT